TGCGTTTGCTTTGGAAACATTCAGAACAGTTTTTTGGCCAGCAGGATTATCCAGGTGCTACTACAGATTACCTGGTACCTCAGACTTCTGCCCCGTCCGGTGGTTGGCCGGTAGGTTCTTTTGAAGATTATATCGGTCTGCCTACTGGCGTCGGCAATATTAAGGCTAATGAATTAGCTGCTCGCGCTTATGCTCTTATTTGGAATGAATGGTTCCGAGATGAGAACCTTCAGAATCCTGTTAATTTGTCTACTTGGCAGCCTATTGATTCGGCTTCTGATTTGGATGATATAGGCGTAGGCGATGCCGGTTATACGGGTACTCATAATCTTTTGAGACGTGGCAAACGTCATGATTATTTTACGTCTGCTCTCCCCTGGCCCCAGAAAGGCCCTGGCGTTGGTATTTCTTTGACTGGTGATGCTCCAATTTATGGTGACGGTACGAATCCTTTCACATTGTCCTATAACGGTACTCCTACTGGTCTTGTTGCTAGTTCTCAGAAACGTGGTTCCGTTGGTTGGTCTGGTTCTTTTCAGGGTACCGGTAATGATGGCTCCGGTACTCAGTTAAAGGTAGGTGCTAAGGGTTCCGGCATTACTTCCGGCATGATTGCTGACTTGTCTAATGTTTCCGCCATTACCATTAATAGTCTGAGAGAAGCATTTCAGATGCAGAGACTTTACGAACGTGATGCCCGCGGCGGTACACGGTATACCGAGATTCTTCGTTCTCACTTCGGTGTTGTTTCTCCGGATTCAAGGTTACAGAGACCTGAATACCTTGGCGGTTCTGAATCTATGATTATTATTAATCCTGTTGTCCAGAACAGTGCTACAGAAGATGCCGGCACGCCACAGGGTAATCTTTCCGCTTTTGGTCTTTGCGCTTCTAGTAAACATGGCTTTACAAAATCCTTTGTTGAGCATGGTGTTATTATTGGTCTTGTTGAAGTCCGTGCGCCTCTTAGCTATCAGCAGGGTATTCCGCGAGCTTTTAGCCGTCGTACTCGTTTCGATTATTATTGGCCGGTGTTCGCTCATCTTGGCGAGCAGACGATTCTCAATAAAGAAATTTATGCCCAGGGTAATTCCCAGGATGATGGCATTTTCGGCTACCAGGAGCGGTATGCTGAATATCGTTATTTCCCGAACACGATTACAGGTGAGTTCCGGAGTACATATGCACAGACATTGGATTACTGGCACCTCGCACAGAAATTTGATTCTTTGCCCGTTTTAAACGATGAATTTATCCAGGACAAGCCGCCTGTGGAGCGTGTTGTGGCTGTTCAGTCTGAGCCGCAGTTCATTTTTGATAGTTTCTTTAAGATGAAATGTGCGCGGCCTATGCCTGTCTACGGTGTGCCTGGATTGGTTGACCATTTCTGAGGTGATGTTCTATGAGTTGGCTTTCTTCTAATTTGGGTGCTGTTGTTGGTGCTGTTACTGGTATTGGTTCTTTGTTTAATTCCCATCAGACCAACAATATTGCTCAGAGCCAATTTGAAGCTAATATGGATTTACAGAAGAATCGTCATCAGTACGAAGTTAAGGATTTACAGGCCGCCGGTTTGAATCCTATTCTTTCGGCAAATAATGGTAATGTTTCTTCTGTTCCTTCTACTGCTGGTGCTCGTGTAGATCCTTTCGCTTCTGCTATGTCTGCGGTTTCTTCTGCCGCTCAGATTGGTGCTTTGGCTTCTCAGATTAATAAGAATAATGCTGATGCGAAGCTTGCTTCTGCTTCTGCTGATACTCAGCTTTGGCAGAGGTGGGAAATGGAAAGCCGTATCGCTTTGAATAATATTACTGGTAAAAATCTTGCCGCGGAAGCCCTGGAACATGATGCTCGCGTTAAGGTTCTTAATGCCCAGGAGCAGAATATTCTTAAACAGAATGAGAAGCTTGTTATTGAGTTGAAATATTTGGAGCCACAGATTATGGCTGATTTACAGGTCAAGCAGGCTCAGATTTATCAGCTTTATGCATCCGGTGCTATGTCTTACGCCGCGGCTACTGCTTCATATGCTTCTGCTGTTGCTTCTTATGCTTTGGCCGGTAAGCTTAACCAGGAAACACAAAATCTTATGCAGGAAGGTTTTGGCATTATGCTAAAAAATGACCTTCTTCAAAACGATTTGGATGTTGCCAGGGCGAAAGCTCCTTATACCACTAATAGTAATTGGCAGACTGGTTTCGGTTATATTCGTGATATTACTGGTGCAGTCGGTGATATTGGTAAAATTTTTGGAAGGTGATTATCATGAGAAGAAAAATGTCTCGTAAGAAGTCAAGAAAAGTGTTTCGCAAGGGTACACGTGTTAAGAGTCGTAACCTTCGCGCTCGTCCTATGCGCGGCGGTTTCCGTATTTAAAAATGCAGTGTCTTTGCCCCACTTATGCCGCCATGCGTCCGGATCCACACAAAAAAGGTAAGAATGAACTGGTTTTTGGTTTTGATGCTTATCAGTCTGCTTCTAAGTTTCCGAGCACCGGCTGGGTTCCGGTGCTCCTGCCTTGTGGCAGATGTCTTGCGTGTAAGATGCGGCGTGCTAAGGAATGGGCTATCAGAGCTACTCACGAAGCACAGATGCACCAGGATAATTGTTTTTTGACATTAACATATGATGATGAACATTTACCGAAGGATTATTCTGTTTCCGTTCGTGCTATTCAGCTTTTTATGAAACGGCTCCGGAAGTCTATTGCTCCTCAAAAGGTTCGTTATCTTGCTTGTGGTGAGTATGGTTCTTTGAATGGCCGTCCTCATTATCATCTGTGTTTATTTGGCTATTGTCCAGATGATTTGATTGACACATCCGGATATGGTATTTCAAAATATTATTATTCACAGAAAATTCACAAGCTGTGGCCTTTCGGATTCCATACTATTGGTGAGCTGAACGAAAAAAGTGCGGCATATGTTGCCAGGTATACTGTTAAGAAAGCCGCTGTTCTTGATGAACGTCGTGAAGATGGTCGGACACCTGAATTTATGACTTGTTCAAGGAAACCTGGTCTTGGTTATGAGTGGTTTGTAAAATATTGGAAGGACGTATATAATTATGATGTCGTCATTTCTAAGAACGGTTCTAAATCTCGTCCACCGAAGCGTTATGATGCTTGGCTCGCCGAGATTTCTCCTTCTGACTCTGCTCGTGTCTTGTCTCGTAGACATGATTATTCTTCTGCTCATCCTGTTAATGATGATTACCAGCGGATTAATACATTGACTGAGTTAGCGGAAATCCGTTCAAAGCAGTTACATCGGACGATGGAAGAGGTGATGAATATGGATAAAGATTAGCCAGGTAATTTGCATATCTTTCCAGGGAAATTTTATATTTATTCATTTTCCCTGGCTAATTCATTGTTTTTGGTTTCGGATCCGGAACCTTTCTGCGGAAAAGGAAGTATAAATATTATGGAATTAAATCTCTATGCAATTTACGACAAAGGTGTTTCCTCTATTGTTTCCAATACCTTGATTGTTTCTGTTAGTGATGTAGCGGCCAAACGTCTTTTCTCTCAGTATGGTGAAAAGGTCTCTAAAGAGTTCCTTCCTGACTATACTGTGGTTTGCCTTGGCAAGTTAAATATGACGGATTGTAAATTTGCCTCGGAAATTCGCGAAGTTGGTGCCCTGGCTTCCATTATGTCGCTTTTTGCTGACCGTGTTGCAAAGGATTAAAATTCCGGCGAAAAAAAAGGCCGCCTTTAGGTGGTCTTTTTATTTTGCCGTAACGCGAAGCGTCTTTATGTGATATACTGTTTTTAACTAGAAAGTGAGGTGAAAAGAAAGAATGAGAAATTACAGTGATGTTGTATCTATTATCACAGGAATTGTCTTAGTAAATATTTTTGGTATAGTTTGTTGGATTCTCGGTTATATCATTAATAAATAAAAAAAGGAGGTCATGCGAAGATGTCTACAGCTGAGCATGCAACTACATTCCATGCACTTCGACCATTTGAAGCTCGTGGCCGACAGTTTCCAGGTGTCACTTTTGAAAAGCCTACAATGACTCAGTCACAGTTTGCTGAAGAATCTGATATCAATAATATTGTTGCGAAATACCAGGATACCGGTATATTACCCCAGGGCGACCCGTCTAATGTTCCAATGTTTGGTGATTTTTCAGACCGGAAGCTTCGTTCTTATCAGTCTGCTGTTAATTTTGTCCAGGATGTCCTCGACCGTTTTAATGAGCTTCCCTCCCAGGTTCGCGAGCGTGTTGGTAATACTCCTTCCGGTCTTATCAATTTTCTTCGGAATCCTGATAATCTTGAGGAAGCTATTCGTCTTGGTCTTGTTAATCCGCCGGCTAAACAGGAAGAGCCGGTGCCCCCTGATGGCTCCGGAAGTAACCCGGAGTAACTCAGCCATATAATAACTTGATATTATATGGCTGAGTGACACCATTTAAAAAAGCGAGGGCACCGGCATGCACTACGCTTAGATGGTTGTCATTTCTCTGAAATTAGGTTTTTCAGATTGTGTTGCTCAGTCATATAATATTGTTTTTATTTTTACGGAGTAAAAATATATGCGTAGAAAAGGAAATAGTCATTTGTTCTCGCGTATTCCACGCGCAGATATTCAGAGATCTGTATTTGACCGGTCTCATACATATAAAACCATATTTAGTTCCGGATATCTTGTTCCGGTTCTCTTTGATGAGGTGCTTCCTGGCGATTCATTTAAATTAGATATGTCGTTCATTGCCCGCCTGGCTACACCGATTGCCCCTATCATGGATAGCCTCTATCTTGATACCTTCTTTTTCTTCGTTCCGATGCGTTTGCTTTGGAAACATTCAGAACAGTTTTTTGGCCAGCAGGATTATCCAGGTGCTACTACAGATTACCTGGTACCTCAGACTTCTGCCCCGTCCGGTGGTTGGCCGGTAGGTTCTTT